AACGTGAGAAGTTGAAACAGGAAGGCAAGCTGGCAGATATCACTTCTCGGGAGCGTAGCAAGTCAGCGGAAATCCAAGAAGAATCCCGTGCCTCGTCAGAGCGCGTTCAGTCCAAGGAAGATCTGGCGATGTTGGACGCAGAACTTAAAATGATGGAAAACCGATGACTTTAGATAAGTATCGGCAGAATTACGATGCGATTGAATGGACGCAGTCAGCGCCATTGCCTCGCGGTAATTCAATTAAATCAGAGAAGGCTTTCGTCGTAATGAAGGACATCGATCCGTTCGTCTCTCCCATTGATGGAAAGATGGTCGGTAGTCGTTCGTCATTGCGCGACCATGAAAGGCGGCATAATGTTCGCCAAATCGGTAATGATTGGGCGGGAAGCGAACGTCCATCCAACTGGGATCGAATAAAGAATGGCAGAAACTGAGACCAGCACCCCGGAGGCGGGGCCAGCGTCAGATACATCAATTACGATTGACGGAGTTCTGGAAAGCGCAATTGGCGGAGTATTCACGGGCGGCGAACCGGAATCAACTCCTAGCGAACCACGACCACTCGCCGGAGAATCAAGTGCGGAAGATATCGAAGTCCAGCCGGACTCATCGGAAGAATCCGCCGAGGGCCAATATGATGACGTAGAGGTCGAGGCCACTCCTGATGCGGAGCCCGTGCCTGATGCCCTTTCTGCGCCAAAAACATGGCCCGCTGAACACCGCGAAGCGTTCGAGCATCTACCCGAAGATCAGCAGGGATTTATGCTGAAACGGGAGCATGAACGGGATGCGGCGTTCACTCGCAAGACGACTGAACTCGCAGAGCAGCGACGTGAAGTGGAGACATTGCAGGGAGTTCTGGCACCGTATAAGTCGCAAATGCAGGCCAACGGCATCAGCGAGGCTGAGTATATCTCGCGGCTGATGAGCTATGACAATGCGCTTAGGCAGAACCCGCAGGCTGCGCTTCAACATCTCGCCCAGCACTATGGAGTTAATTTTTCGTCTGGTGATTCGGGTGTGGATTGGAATGAGGAAACAACTTCCGATCCACAGATTCAGCAACTGCAACAGCAACTGACTCAGACACAAGCACACGTTCAGTCGATGCAGCAATCGCAAGTCAACGCTCAGCAACAACAACTTGTGGATCAGGTTGAGGCTTTCGCCGCATCTAAGGATGCGAAGGGGAATCTCAAGCACCCGCATTTTGAAAAAGTGCGTGAGCGAATGGGGCGATTGGTAAATGCTGGAGAGACCACGGATCTGGAAGCTGCGTATGGCATGGCGCTTCGATTAGACGACGAGCTTTACAAAGAGATCATCGCTAACGAACGCAAGGATGTGGCGGAAAAGGAAAATGGCAGACGTAAGGCGGCTGTCGAAAAAGCCAAGAAGTCGCAACCCGTACACGGCAGCGGATCGCCTCCGGGCGGTACTGTGAAACAGGCCGATCTCGACAACATTCTACGCAATTCGATTGGATCAGCCGTGTCTGGATAAGTTTTGTTGCCCCTTGATGGGAGCAAACAGAAATGGCTACTTCTCCAAATAGTACCTATACGGAGATTGTGACCACGACACTTGCTGGTTACTCCAAGACGATGGCGGACAATGTGACGAACAACAATGCGTTGCTGCGTCACATCGACAAGAACGGGAACAAGATGCCCGCGACAGGTCGTACCATCGTTCAGGAACTTGAGTACGCTACGAACTCGACTACTAAGTGGTATTCGGGTTACGAGGTGCTTGATACTTCAACCAGCAACGTCTTCACCGCTGCCGAGTTTAATTACAAGCAGTTGGCGGGGAACGTGGTGATTTCCGGTCTTGAGCAGGTCGAGAATTCCGGCCCAGAGCAGATATTCAATCTGCTTAAAAGTCGCATTCGGAACCTTGAGAAATCGCTCAAGAACACGATGGCGACCGCACTCTATGCGGACGGCACCGGCACTGATTCGAAGGAAATTGGTGGGCTGCAACTGCTGGTTCCCGGCACCGTGGGTAACACGGTTGGCGGCATCAACAGCGGCACCTACACGTTTTGGGCGAATCAGGTTTACGACTTCTCGACGGAAACCGTCACCGCTTCCGCAACCACGATTCAGACGGCCATGAATACTTTGTGGCTCGCCTGCATTCGCGGCGCGGATCGGCCAGATGTGATCGTTGGGGACACGACTTATTTCGGATACTACTGGGCGTCGCTTCAGACAAACCAGCGGTTCACCAGCGATGAGTCGGCATCGGCAGGATTTATGAATCTGATGTTCATGGATGCTCCGGTGTACTACGACGATCAGTGCCCGACGACTAAGATGTACTTCCTCAACACGGATTATCTGTTCCTCAGATATGCCGAGGGACGGGAATTTGTGCCTCTTGGTGAGAAGGCTTCTGTCAATCAGGATGCTCTTGTTATGCCAGTTGCATGGGCCGGTAATATGGCCGTCAGCAACCGCGCACGGCAGGGTGTCATCCAAGCCTAGAGGAGGATTTAATGCCATATACAACCCAAAGCGCGGTTGGCATTGACTTCGACGGCGGGACGGAATCAACCGCGTCGCAGGCGATTGGTACGAGAATGGTGGCAAACGATGCTTCTGAGTGGCTCTATGTAACAGCGGGCAGCGCTATCGCCCAGTATGACGTAGTCGCCGTTACTGAGGCATATTCTGCTGTTCCGATTACCAAAGCGCTTGTTGATTCGGGCGAACTTGTCGCATCGGCCCCGGAAGCGATTTCGAGCGGGGAGTATGGATGGGTTCAGATGGGAGGCGTTTGCACGATCAACGTGCTGGCGTCTTGTGCCGCTGATGCGATCCTGTATTCCAGCGCGACTGCTGGAAGCCTGGATGATACTGCAACTTCTCAAACGAGAGTTGATGGGATCAAGCTGACAACGGCACGAGGAGGAACAGCAGGAAGTGCTGCTGGTCTTGCTTCGTATCCCAAGTCGTTTGTGATCTAAGAAAGGGAGCGGGGGGTCTTGTGGCCCCCCGCAACTGCTTATGAGCAATATTCGCGTTGAGATATTTGCGGGCGAGGACGGATCTCCTGATCTGGTTGAGATACACAGGGTCGGAGATATGAATACCGTTTTGTACAAAGTCTCTGAGAAAGAAGGCTATCTAAAGGAGAATTTCCCCGCCGAATATGCCGCCTACAAAGAGGGCGGCAGCGGGAAGGTGCGACCGAAAGGCACTCCCTTGACTGAGTTGAAGGGCGTTGGGACACGCAAGCAAGAAGTCTTGATTCACCAGGACGTGAACACGGTCGAGGAGCTTGCCGATCTATCGGATGCTTCGGTTGGCTCGCTAGGCGCGGGGACCATCGATCTTCGTAAAAAGGCCCGAGATTATATTGCTGATCGTGAAGGAATGAGGCCGGTACAGGCAGTCGGATGACCCTACTTACGATCTGTCAGGACGCCGCCAAGCTAATCGGCATTACTGCGCCGGATGCGGTTACGTCTTCGACCGATACTTCGACAATCCAGCTTGAGGCAGTGGCGAATCAAGAAGGCCGCGCCCAGGTTCAGAAATATCGCTGGGAAGTCCTGATCAAGGAAGGTAGCCATACGACAATTGCCGCCGAGAGCCAGGGGGCAATGACGACCATCGCTACGGATTTCGGACGTTTCAGCAATAACACGATGTGGAATCGCACCACGAATCGGCGGTATTTCGGCCCGATTACCGATTCGGAGTGGCAGCGGATACTCGCGGTCGTGAGCGGAGGTATTACAAATTATTTCAGGATTCGGGGCGGTAATTTACTGATGCACCCGACTCCTACGGCGGGAGAATCGGTCAAATTCGAGTACGTATCCACGGATTGGGTGGATACATCGGGCGGGACGACGGCCAATGCCGATAAGTTCACCGCTGACTCGCAAACGACAGTTTTGGAAGAAGAACTGGTGATTTTGGGCGTGGTCTGGCGATTCCTCAAGCTCAAGGGCCTACCTTACGACCAACAGTTCGTTGATTACCAGAATCGAGTGTCGGAATATTCCGGTCACGACGGAGCCAGTCCCATCGTACGAATGGGGGGTCCGAGTCGGGCAATTCTGGCGCTTAACGAGCCAGAAGGAAGTTATGGCGGCGTTTAACTGAAGGAGAGAAATGATGCCGAATTTTGGTGGTATGGCGTATTCGAAAAAGGGGAACAGCAGCATGAAAGCCAACCCCAAAGCGACGACCTCTGCTGGAGGGAGTCCGTTTTCCATTACTGGGCCGGGGCATGCAGCGGCGGACAAGGCCAAGGTCAATCCGGGCACGTTCAATGCGGCATCCGCGACGGATAACTACGCCGCTTCAGGCAGTGCGACGCTTCCCGGCGGTGCCAAGACGGCCTAGCCAATGGCGCGAGATCTCTACGGCGAACTGCTCTCGAATGCGCTGAACAGGAAAGCGCCACGGGACCATTTTGCCGCCTATATCAACCCCAGAGAGGCTGCGATGCTGCGCTCGCAAGGCGGCGGCGTTGCTCCGGGCGGCGGCCAGTATATGGCGAACGGACTGCCTGCATTTATAGAAGATGTGGGCGAACAAGCATGGTCTGGTCCGTCTGGTGTGGCTACGACTGCTGAGTTCGGGCCTTTGGCTGCCGCATTAGCCACGGTTCAAGCGACAGCGCCAGCTGCGCCGCCTGCCCCATCCCCAACCCCAGCAGGTTGGGCCGGGGGATTCCACGAGACAATGGCCCAGTATGGGCTGGCCGACCGAATCGGTCAGCATGAGGCGGCGGTAGAGGCTGTGGAGGCATACAGGAACAATAATCTAAGAGAAGACTGGAACCTTTCTACTCTACAGGAATTGAATGCTAGAGCGCTGACGCTTGATCCTGATTATGAAACGCGAGCGGACGAAGAGAATCAGGCTTTATTTTCTCGACCGATTAGCGATTACGGTACTGGCCAATATTCACCGGCTGCGATGTTGTCCGGTCAGGGTGCTACGGCACAACAATCCTATGATGTTAACCAACAGTCAGAGTCCGGTGGATATGCCATAAACGATCCATCGTCAGACGTATCGGTTCCGGCGGGATACCACATGGGATGGTTCCCGTCGGTAATGGGCAGTCTGATCGGCATGGCGAATCCGGCTATAGGAGCCGCATCTATGCTTGCTGGCTACCCAACCTTGGGAGCTAGGGCAATGCGTGGAATTAGGGAGGAAATCCCTGAAATTGGTCAAGTGGCCGACTTTTTCGCCGCTCCGGGTCGGCTGGCGGCGGATCTTGCAGGCCAGGGCTTCGCGCCGGTAGGTAGGGCACTTACAGCGGGGGTACAAAGATTAGGAGATGTTTTGGGGGGCGTAGGAAGCGGTGATCCTGTTGTAGCGGATTCCGGCGCGCTCTCACGTTCGATGGCTGGATTGCCGGAGGGTGGATTTGATCCCCCGTTTGTTCCACCGCAGCCTGAACCTGTCCCTTATGCGGGGGGTTCCCCGGGTGTGATTGGTTCAGGCGAGGTCCCGCAAGGCGGGAAAGAGGTGGCAGGCGAGGTATCGCCCGAAATATTGGCCCGTCTAGAGGCCAATGCAGCCGCAGCAGAGGAGCGGCTTCGAAGAATGGGAATGTTGGCGTAATGGGTACATCGCCTCTTCGCATAACTGGCGCTAACGCCACAATTCCAGCCCCAATCGGGGGGTTGAATACGCGTGATTCTGTGGATTTATTGCCGCCAACGGATGCGATCAGGCTCGATAATTTCTTCCCGGCTCGGTCTCATGTTCAGGTCCGCAACGGTTACGACGATCATGTGACGGGGCTTCCAAGCACCGTTCAAAGCCTGATGGTTTATAATTCCGGCACCGCGAATACGATGTTCGCAGCATCCGGCGCAGCGGTTTACGACGTGACATCTGCC